ATTGAACCACTTACATTTATTTTTAATAATAGGCTTTTTCCCAACTGTGCCGCCATATCTTTCTCCTTTAATTATCTGATACAACAACACGGAATCGCATGATACCATGTCGAGTAATTCCATCATCTTCAAGCAATACTGTCTGAAACTCATGTCTCAAAGTAATTGCTGAAGCACCACTTACAGTTATACTATAATCATTTAATAAAGTATATATCTGTTCCATAATTTCTTTAACATCCCTTAAACCCCTGTACTGTGACCATACATGAATTGTTTGGGTGTATTCGTGCATATCCTTATCTTTAACACCTATATTGGTCGCTGTTTCTTCTCCCATAACCACATAAGGATACGCTGTTCCTTCTGGCACATCATCAAAAACACCTGTAATAGCTTGGTCATTTTCATCCGTAATACTGCCACCATTTAAACGGCTGTAAAGTGCTTTTTGTAAATTCCATGAATGTATAGCCATTATAACTTTAACTCACTTAATTTGCGTCTAATCTTCGGTCTGTTTTCCTCAAGGGCAGGTTGCATAAAAGGTCGTGCCGCCATCTTGCGTGTGCCAAATTCTAAAAACGCACTATAGTTTGCATTGCTTTCCACACTTGCACCTAGCTTATCTATATCAATTTTTAGATTAATATTCTGGACTAAATACCCTGTATCTGTAGCAGGGGGTTGTCCGTCTGCTGATGCCTGATGGGTTCGTCTTGGAATGTATTTTTGGTATATCTTGCCATCCTTTGAGCCTTGTTGAATACTATTAACTGCTGTATTCCTCACCATGTTTCCTGCTGACCCAATCAACCGAATAGCTTTTTTCTTATAGGCTTCTGTTACTTTGTTAAAGTTAGTTTCTCGCCTTTTTACTGATACCGAAACTCTGGTCATGGGGTCGCTACACCTTCTTCACATAACATTTCTAAAAACTTATCCCTGCTTCCAACATTTAATATTCTGAGAATTTTAAAAATTTTACTTTGTGCTGAATAATTTAATCTATGCTTTGTCGTTATATTGCTTCTATAACGTATTTTTATTTTATGCGTCACTCTACCTTCTATCTGCTCACCATATAGCTGTACGTTACCCCCTATAGGCTCAATACTGCCCCATACAGTAGCCAAAGTGCTATAAGTACGTCTAGCACCACCCCCACTATCGTTTGACCGACTCTGGGCTTGTATTACGAGGCTATGTTGCATTTTGCCTAATGCCATTAATACGTCTTTCCATACATACTAACTCCAAACCTATCTATCTTATATGGCTGAAGCAATGATTTAAGCATTGCAGGAGGTTCAACTGTTTTTGCTTCCGTATCTCCTCTATGCTCATATAGATGTGCTACATATTGTAAAACTGCCATTCTAATTGGCTCTGGTATATCTGACCTGTTTGAGCCATACCCTGCTACATACTGAACTTCAACTCCGTTTGATGCCCTCAAGTCTGTAGGCCAAGTGCCACCATCCCTTAAAACAATTCTTGCAGGGTTTCTTACAGTATCCACATAATAATTAGATGTAGCCCATACTGTAGCTGTATCAGCATCATCATACGACTTTACATGGGTCACAGAACTTGTTGGAGGTCTGGGCAATTCTATAAAGTTATTTCTGTATATTTTAAAAGGGGCAGTATACAAACCCTCTTTTATTGGTACGTCTGCTTCATTAACATTGTCTAAAAATAACTGATAGGTGGTGTTTATAAGTGTCCTGTTTAAATATTCTTCAATCCATTCCCTCGCCGATATAACTAGGTTTTGAATAAGTGTGGTATCAACACCTGAGTCAGTTCTTAGATATGCAATAGTTTCTGCATCTGTTGTTGGCTCAACGCTTGGTGCTGTGTGTACTTTTAAACCACTCATGTCACCTCCTTTGGAAAATCATATATTGGAGCGTTACCAGTAGGATTTCCCTTTCCATCAACTGGCGTATCAAATAATTTTTTAAAAGCCGTTAAATCAGAGCAAGCATTGATTTTATCTTCAATCGTTTTAGATGATGTTCTTACGGCTGTTCTATATGTGGCAACATCACTAGGGATTGCCGTTCCTGCTTCTGATTTTCTGGTAACATACCAATCTGTTGATTTAAGTCTGCCGTTTGCTGATGTTTTAGTTCTTTCAATCCAAGTGCTTTTTAGTCCTTTAGTAATAACTTGGTTTCCGTCTACATCTTTAATAAGATTTCCTGATTCATCTTTAGCGTTTTCATCAGCTATTTTCTTTTCAATGAGGGTTTTGCCATCTGCCTTATAACCCCAATAAAATTTATTATCATAAGGCTCTGGCTCATCCCACCAAACTACGCCCATTTCTTTCTTTGTGTCTGCATCCCATATCATCCAATTTGAGGGGTGAGTTATTCCAGAATCATCTGTCCAACCCCTTCCTGCTTGTATTGTTTTAGTTCCATGTTTCCAAACCATGTTTATCTCCTATCTTGCATTTGCGTATTTAAATGGCATCTCAGCGAACGCCATGTAGATGTATGTTGCACCAGAAATATTTAAACTTGTAGTTCCAGTTAAATTATCTGACCGCATTTTCATTCCATTACTTAAAAAATCTAATGGTGTATGTGATGAATTTAAATCTTGTTCAGCCGCACTATCATGTGGATAAAGAAATTTTCCTGCTACATTAACAGTATCTCTTTTATTATCAACAGCTATCCAACTACCTGTTGCATCTGTTCTTTTAATTATAAGAAACGCAGGGCGAAAACCAGTATAGATAAACGCACCATCTGCATCTCCATTTCCAGTATATGAACCAAAGTTTGAATAGCCATCAATTTCTGCAAAACAATATGCAACATACGTATTTGTACTATAATGAGTATAGTTATATTTAATACCAAATACACTTGAAGTTGGGTTACTAGTTGTAAAAATATCATAATCTCTTGTAGCCGCGGTTGTGAATGTAAGTGTATTTTCGACACTACCAGTTCCCACATGGTATATATCCCAATTAAACGATGATATTCTATTTTTTGCTATAATCACTTTTGGCACTGCACCCAAGCCATGACCTACTGTTTGGTCACTTGTATTATTTGGCGAGGTATAAGTTACAATGCTAAACCCTGCCGTTGTATTGGCTGAAACTGTTGATGTTATTGACCCATCTGAATTAGATACTGTGCCGTTTGCTCCTAACCAGCTCCAAGCTACAAATGTTTCAGAATCTGCATTTACTCCATTATCATTGCCTATACCAAATCCATTAGAAAGAAAATCCGTTATAAAATTTGCGTTTGTTCCTTCTGAGGCAGTTTCATTTGCCGTAAGTTTTTTTGTTTTACCTCTTACTGCATCTATAAGTTGATGTGACCTTGTGTTTGACCTTCCTTTAAGCCAAATCCAATCTGGTTTAAAATTCAAAGATGTTATGTTTTGAGTTCCACCTCCTGAGTTATTTCCAGTATATAAAACTGTATTAAAATAGTTTGATGGTTGCTCCCCATCTAAAGGACTGATTGTTGGCTCTGGAAGATTTGCTGTTGATAAAGTTGAATACCCATCTGGAATAGAATATGCAAAATCTCTTTCGTCTGTTCTTAAATCTACATAAGTCTGACCATAGGTCATTAAAGCATATGGTGATGTCGCAGATGAGATTGAAACAGCAGTTCCGTATGCTGAGTTTTGAAGATAAAATGCTATTTCCCCAAATCCTGATGACCCTCCATCCATGTTAAGGCGAATGCCCACAGTATTACCATCAACCCAACTAGCTAATCCTGATTGATTTTGAGCATTATCAAGGTCAAGACTCCCATCAGTCTGGAATAATACACTTCTATTTACGTTACCATCCGTTGACATAACACCACACACAAAATTTGAACTCACTGTACTTGAAGTACGCATTTCCACATAGTATTTTCCACTAGATGGGAGGAGAAAGGTTGACCATGCTGATGTTGCTGAACCAGAAGAAGATAATGCCAATGCCCCATTAACTAATGTTCCAGTTGTTGCGTATGTGCTTGAATACGCCCAATTCACATTCCATGTTGCAAAATTGTTTGTTGGGCTGTCAGTTCTATTGCTATCAATAGATGCAAATCCTGATGTTGTATAATGATTATTATTTCCAGAACTGTCTGCTCCAATCGTTGATGCTGATGCTGTGCCAGTTCCAGTTTGGTCAAACTTTAAATAGTAGCCATTAGTTCCATGTGACCCAGTATAGGCTTTTGGAATCCAGACACCTTCTTTAGTTTCACCAAAAGCACTAGGAGCATTTGAAACCCCATCTGTAAAATGAACCTCTGCTAAATACCCATTTAACAAATTTCCATTGACTTGGTTACAGCCAACATAGTGAGCCACAGTATCATTAATGCCTGTTTCAAAATCTTCAGCAAATGAACTTGACCTGTTATCAGTTTGATATGCTGTTTCAGTTCCATTAACATAAAATTTTAATCTATCTGAAGCCGTACTTTGAGTCGTGTCGCACCTACACATTATATGATACCATGAGGCAGTATCACGCAAATCTGCTGATGCTTTTAAAACAGTTCCATTATTACTATAGAGTTGTAAGTGCTGTTCATCTCCAGACACCATAAAAGCTGTAAGTTCTGCACCAGACCCATTGGCTGTAAAAAAATCAAAATCTGATGTCATATCTCCAGTATTTTTGAACCACCCACTCCATGTCCACGTTTTTTGATTTGTCGTTGAGCTAGGGGTTTTGGTAAGGTACGCTGACCCTGATTTATCAAAACGGCACGACTGCTCTATCTCATAGCCATAAAAACCAGTATCGCCAAAAAGGTACTGAGATGAACCAAATATTCCTGACATTAGCTGAATGCTTTCTGTGGTGTCCCTAATAAAATTCTTGATGCGGCGGCTACGACATAAGGAACAATATCCGTTGTTGATGCCGCACTTGATAACGTCAACCCTGCACCCCCTGCCGTTTCATAATCTCCATGTAACGAAACAGTCCTTCCTCCAGTGCCATCTTGAATAAACACAATAAACCCTGATTGCCCTACTTGTTCATTTGATGCCGTAAGAGATGTGATATTTCCAGTGAGGGTAAGAACAAAGTTTTGATTTGTAGTAAAGTTCAAATCCACTGTTCCTGAGTTGCTTGTATCTGTGTCTGTGGTTGCTATTGCTGTTCCAGTAACTGTCACACCACTTGCAGAGGTTGCAATCTTTGCTACGTTATTATGATAAAGAGTAACAGCACCATCATCAACAAAGGTTGCCATTGTTTCGCTTGTACCCTCAATGTCAATTTGAGTACCACCAATTTTTAGGTTTCCAGTTCCGTTGTCTGTTACATAACTATGAGAACCATCATGGTAAATTAATAAGTCCTGAGATGCTCCAAACTGTAATCTATCATCTGTTGCACCCCCACTATCACCAAACTGCACAAGCTGACCATTAACATCTAATGTTCCCCCTAGTTGAGGCGTTGTATCCAAAACTACATCAAGATTTGTTGGCACTCCAGTGTCAGCAGTTTGGTTTAAAGTCCACAAGCTAATCCATGCGTCATCATCTTCGTTGCGTACTTTTATTATGTTATTAGCCGTATCATACCAAATCATGTTAGCGGCTGTTGTTGATGGAGCAGTCGCTTTACTGTTTTGGGTTAGTATTGCTTGAAGAACTAGATTTATATCTGCCCTTGTTGCAGGGAAAGCCTGATTTGCTATTACATAGTCATGTTCTGCCATTTTTTACTCCTTATTAAGCCGCTACTTCACCATATCCTTGTGCCACATAATCAAATGTCCTATTTACATCCGTTCCACTTGAATTTTTAAACGTAATTGTAAATCCACTAACTGATTTGCTCGTTATAACATAGAAGTCACCAGTGGACAAGTTTTGTGCTGAGATACCTATACCCCCTATTTCCTTGAACGCAGGACTAAATGTTATCGCTTTTGACCCTGCTCCACTTGCCACATCACCCTCTGAAACAACCCTATCAGCCATATCAATTTTTACAGAAAGGGCTGATACCTCTGGTGTGGATTGTGTATCTGTCGTTGTCAGTATGGCTTTAAACTTCAATCCCCTTGCTTTAAAATCCCCTGCTACGAATTTTCTAAATGCTGTATATGTTGGGCTACCACTTGGGTCACCTTCTGTTGTTGCTACATATACCTCAACATTTGTGTCATCAAATGCTTGCTCATCTCCATCAAAATTACCCACACGACTATCAAAGTTTCCAGATGCAGAATCAAAAAGGTTTACATAATCCGTTCTTAGATTTGTTACATTAGCAACGACCCTACTTGTGTAAACAGCAGTTAAATCAACAACTGCATTAAATTCATACGTTCCACTTGTCACGATTGTTCCTGCACCCCCATCAAACAACCCTGCGGCATCATCAAAGTTTCCTGACGCATCATCAAAATTTCCGCTAGTATTTAAAACTAGGTTGCCTTCTGAATTAACAGCACAATTTGTTTTTGACCCTGCAAATGATGGGTTTTGTGTTGATGTAACAACTGCATTATAGCCTTTTATTTCTTCAATGATTGCTACTGAGCTTGTTGCATTTTGTGATGATAACCCTGATTTATCTACTGACTTAATAAAATATGTTCCAGTTAATGCAGGAACAACTACTGAATTTGCAGGGCGTGATACCTTATCAACTAATACTGTTGCATTAGAATAAGTATTTTCAGCACCACTTGTTCTTGAGTTGTGTTTCACAATATAATGTGACAAATCAATGTCTGATACTGGTGTCCAACTTAAATGAGCTTCCGTTCCTATAATATTTACATCAAAATTTGTAACATCAGCAGGAAGTGCTGTTTGCCCTACAATTTGATGGCTTACTGTTGTAAAAGCACCCCTCACCCCTATAGATGAAACCATTCTTGCTCTTACATCATAGGTAACTTCGTCTTTTGCGTTTCTAAATTCAAATATCTCACTATTTGATACTCCAAGACTTATATATTCTGATGCCCCTGATTCTCTCACTTGCACTTCAAATTGATTGGCATAAACAGATGATGATGTTGGCTTTGCTATTAACACAGAAATAATTTGCTCATTATTTAATTGTATTTCATCAGATACCTCTAAACCAACGGCAGGAAGGTTAAATGGGTCTGGAAGGTTTGTGTTATCATTTGCAAATGCTTTCTCCTCTGCACTCCAATCGTAAACACTTGATGCCAATTCCATACAGCCTAATTTTATTATTAACCCATCAACCCCAGAATTTATATTCCAACTTATGACCTCAAATACCTTGCTTGAGAATCCATATTTTGCTGATGTGAAATTAAACGTATCTCCAACTGCCAACTGAAACCCTTTCATATTGACACTAATTTCTAACCCTACTTCTTGCCTTGACCTGTATAGTGCAATTTTTGCCAACCTTTGAGCCATTGGAGCAGATGTTGTAAATGGCAAATCATAAGATGCATAAATACGCTCTCCATCTTCTGTTTCAAATGTTGTTGATGTAATAGGTGGATATTCTGTAGCTACATAATTTGTTTCTGTTGCAGAAAAAACTCCTTTTACAGCATTGAACCTTTCTGCCCTTGACCTTTTTGTTACTACACTCACATCACCTACTAACTCGTCATCTGTAATTGTTACTGATGGAGAAACATATTTAGCTACCTTTAAATCAAATTTTCCGTTTGTATAGGTAACTGTTCCCCCACAACTTGTAAGCAGTTTTGCCAAAGCATCTTTGACTGCCATTGAACTATATATAACCCCATGTGCTTCATATTTTTCTTCTGTACCCCCTGCGGCTAGAGTGACGTTTTCATCACAAATATTAGCGGCAGTTGTTATCGCTGTGTCATTAACCTCTGATGATGATGCCCCCATGCCAAATGTTTCATTTGTTAAAAAATCCCTAATTACAAGGGCGGCATTTGGTTTATATGATGTTGAAGCATCTCTGGTATCATAAACCTTTTTTCCTTGAACCAAAGCCGTTATTTCTGGAATACCTGATGTAAAGGCATCTTGGTCATATTCCAATCTTACATATAAATAAGCAATACCTCGTAATCTGTGTGCATTTGTCCAACTGCTAGACGCAGAAACAAGGTTACTGTCTGCCGCTTGTGCATCTGTTCCCAAATGTGTGTATACTTTTGCTTTGCCATTATATCGACTTGGGCTTGTCACATTGTTAGTTGAAATTGTTAACTCTTCACCATCAAAATAAACCTTGCTGATAGCGTTTACTTCATGGGAAGCTAAAAGAATAACCATGTGTAGGTATTTGTCGCTGTCAGTGGCTTCTGCGTGGGCTATGACCCCTCCCACCCTTACTGTTCCATAAATAAGATTTCTGGGGGCTGTTGAGTCTTTAATATTTACTAATCGCCCTTTTGCATCTT